AGAGTATATCGCGCGGGCGCGCGCAAGGAGTTCGGCGCGTCACCTCTGCGCTGGTGGAGCAGGCTGAAGCCGGGAACACGCAGGCCGCCGTTTTCTATCTGAAGAACCGCAGGCCGGACCAATGGAACGACATCCAGGCTGTGTCACAGATCCAGGTCAATCTCGGCAGGCTGTCAGACTCGCAGCTGCTGGATGAGCTACGCAAAGATCCGCAGATGCTGAATGCAGCCGGGCTGGAAATCGAGCAGCAGCAGCAAATTGAGAACTGAACGTACATACAACGTACATAGTTTGCCTAATGCCTGAAGAATCCCCAATGATATCAAGGACATCAGCAGCAGGCTCACGGTCTACAGATCCGTGTGTTACCCTGGACGGCCGTGATGGTGAGCAGATCCAGGTGCTAGTCCGCAGCCCGGAGCCAGATGATCAAGCACTGGGCCTGGTCCTAGACTGCATGACGCGGTCTGCAGCAGATCACAGCCCTTGGAATCAGTACCTAAGATCTGATATATCAGTATCTGATATGCCAGTTAAGTTGGATGGTTCTCGGCGGCCAGGGGGGTACCAGCCCTCCCCCGTACCCCGGGGTATCCACCTTAGGCACCACGACACACTCCTCAAAAAACTTTTCCCCTTCACCGACATTACGCTCATTTGTGACCCCGACAGCCGTGACACGGTATGGGGTTTCAGCGTAAGCGAGGTGGATTGTCTTCATTTCATTTATGTTAAGAGTGCATTCCGCCGTTTTGGATTGGGATCGTGGTTGTTGCGGGAAACGGGTTTGTGGGGAGATGAGGTAGTGATGAGTCACAGGACACCGGCTTTGTATCGTGCATGGCCGGGGATCAGATGGTTATGGAACCCTTATAGGATGATGGCATGGAATTAAGTCAGGTATTTTTCAGCTCGGTGATTCAGGTACCCGGATATTCTGGGGATATGTTGCGAGCTGGGGAAGATATGAGTTTAAAGTTGATGGAGGATTTGCTGCGGGTGGAGCGTGCGGGTGAGTGGGTGCGTTATATACCGAAGCATCACATTTTAGTTTTTGAGACTGAGGAAGATGGCAGGAAGTCCAAAAAAGCGAGCGAGAAGGGAAGCGGCAAACGATCTGGGGTGGACGCGGGAGCAGCGTCTGCTGGTGGAAGAGGCCGTAAGAAGAAAGCGAGCTAGGGACGGAGTCCGGGATAAGTTACGGGCGGTTGGGGATTCACTGGTCAACAGTTTACATCCCAAGCAGCGTGATTTTTTTGAAAGTGGCCGGAAGAAGAAGCTGGCGCGGTGTTCCAGGCGTGCGGGCAAGACGCATCTGGCAGCAGTGGGATTGGTGAGGGCTGCGATTGAAACGGACAATGTTTTGGTGCCTTACATCACGCTGAGTATTAAGAATGCGAGAAGGATTGTTTGGTCTACGTTGAGGGAGATTGAGCGCAACTGGGGATTTGGAATGGAATTTTTGGAGAACCAGCTGATTGTGCGATTTCCTAATGGGAGTCAGATCATCATGGGCGGGTGCCAGGATGAGCAAGAGATTGAGAAGTTCAGAGGGCCGAAATATTCATTGTGCGTCATTGATGAGTGTCAGAGTATCAGGAGCAAGACGTTGGAGACATTGGTGGATGATATCTTGGAGCCTGCGCTGCTGGACTATGATGGATCAGTATGGATGTTTGGCACGCCTGCGGCGAGTGCGGCGGGGTATTTTTATGACATGGATCAATTGGATCGATCACCGTGGGAGAAGCATTTCTGGACGTTATTGGAAAATCCGCACTTACCTGGTGCAGCGGCTTGGTTGGAAAGGCGGCGTGAGGAAAATGGATGGGATGATGCAGATGCCACCTACCGGCGGGAGTATCTGGGCGAGTGGGTCCGTGATGAAAACAGTCTTGTATACGCATTTAACAAAAAGCGGAATTTGGTGGAGGATCTGCCGGATGTTGATTTTGAGTATGCTTTGGGCGTGGATTTGGGTTTTGTGGATTCTACGGCATTCACCGTTATTGCGTGGAGTGAGGAGGTGGCAGAGACATTTGTGGTGGAGACTCAAAAATACACGCAGCTCACTTCTGATGAAATTGGAAGAAAGATCCAGTATTTAGATTCCGAGTATGATTTTTCCAGGATTGTCGCAGACACGGGCGGGTTAGGAAAAATGATAGTCGAGGAAATGAGCAAGCGTTACTCGATGAATATTTTACCGGCGCAGAAGCGGCAGAAGCATGACCACATTGAGCTGCTGAATTCTGATCTGAAGAAGGGGAAGCTGCTGATTCTGGACACAGAAGAAAACCGGGAGCTGGTGGATGAGCTGGAACTGCTGGAATGGGATCTGACCGAGATGCAGAAAGGCCGGTACATCGAGCGTGCGGACTGTGAGAACCATGCGTCTGATGCGATGCTGTATGCATGGCGTGAGAGTCTGAGTTATATGCACACGCCGGAGAGCTTCAGACCAAAAGAGGGATCTGAGGAGTGGTACCGGGAGGAAGAAGAGCGCATGGAAGAAGCAGCCCTGATGGCGATTGAAAATGAGGATGATGTTCCGTGGTGGGAGGAGCGCGGGATGGACCCAGAATATCAGTGGATGAACTGAGTGAAACACAGAGTCTGCTGGAACTGGAAGCAGTTTACACCGGCGTCAGTGTCGAGTGTTTGGTTTCCATACAGAATCATCCGCGTTGGGGTCACCGGCTTTTGAAGTTTGGTGAGAAGAGAAAGAAAAAAAGAAAAAAAGCCGTGCGTTTAAGAGGAAATAAGTTTGTGAAATTCAAAAACTGATCATGGCAAAGTACCAGGGCAAGAAAGTGCCGTTGAATAAACCAATCCGCACCAGCGGGGAGCGGAAGGCGTTCAAGGTTTATGTCAAAGATGGTGACAAGGTCAAGATTGTGAGGTTTGGTGATCCTAAAATGCGGAATCGCAAATCCAATCCTAAGGCACGGGCCAATTTTAGAAAGAGGCACCGCTGCTCAACCCCAGGTCCCAAAACCAAAGCCAGGTACTGGGCCTGCAGATCATGGTGATTTATGAAAAAGAAAATGTCTAAGGCGGCCAAGATCCGCAAACTGAAGCGTCAGAAACCTGGTTTGTATCGGAATATCAACCTGAAGCGGCTTGGTGCTGGTAAAACCAAACGGCGCCGTAAGCCAGGGTCCAAGGGCGCTCCGACAGCTGCTGCGTTCCGGCGTTCCGCCAAGACTGCTAAGAAAAAGTAATGGCCAAACCTAGAACCGATCAGGCTATTTTAGAAAACCAGGCGGCTCAAGCACTGAGGCGCCCGGTGCGTTCTGATGTTTTGCAGCCTATGGAGCAGCCTGTTTTCCAGACAGATGAGCCAACAGATCAAAATGCGCTGCAGCAGGCCATTATAGATTTAGCAGAATATCTTCCAAAAAATGTGCAGCGTGCGGCAAGGGCGCCAAATCCACTTTCCATGATTGCACAGAACCTTCTGATAGGTTCACCAGCACAAGCAGCAACCGTCAGAGAAAAAATTCCGGCCTACGGCGGCGGACCTTATGCCAATGCCCGGACAAAATTGGTTGAGGCGTTCAAAGATGCAGATCCTACAGTTCAATCTTTGCGGAAATACTTCACCAAAGAAGAACTGGAGCTGATGGACCCGCAAACGGTTGGAAAAATCCAGGCATTATTGCAGGCGCAGCCATTATCACCACGCAGAATGGAAGGAGAAGACAAAAGAATCCTTGCAGGCGGCAGCGGATTACGTTCCCCGGAGCTGGCAGCGATGGCACAGCGCGGAAAATCTAAAAAAGGATGGTACAAAGCCAGCGGAAACGCCTTAAATTCTGTTTTTGGCAGCGACACTCCGCGTTTTGTAGCACTTTTGGCTGCAACATCACCGCAAACCAGCGTGGAATCTAACCTGGAAAACGCATTAAACATCTGGAGAGAGTGGACTGCTGCTGGCAGGCCTCAAGATGAAGCAGAAATCATCAAAATCATGGGATCTGCAGTCCAAAAATCACCAATTGAGCGCAGAAACCGGGAACAGCTGGCAACATTAGCAAAAGATCTTGGTTTAGGCGAGGATGGAACCAAAGATGAGCTGATTGCCAAGATATCTGCGTTTCAATCTGCATCACCGCGTAACGCGCAGATGGTAAATCAGAAATCGGTGCTTGGTGCATGGCGTCCAAACTCGGTGCGGGCATTGACTGCGCCGGAGGGAGCAGATATCCGGCTGTCAGGTGCTAAGGTCAACAGTTTCCGGCTCAATATTTTAGGAAATACTGATGAAGTGACCAACGACACCTGGGAGGGCAAGGCCGTTGGCGTGGTCCAGGCTGTTTTTGGTGGCGCAAAACGTAAATTTGAGACGAGTCTTGGAAAAGAGGATCTCGGATACAAGTCACCGGGATATCTCGCCAGCTCTGCGCTGCATAGGAAAGCAGCAGAAACACTGAAAAGGAACACAGGCCAGGACTGGTCTGCCAGGGAAGTCCAGGAAACGGTTTGGAGTTTTGTTAAAGCGGTCATGGAGCAGCGTGGCGAGGCTGGTGAAACCAGAACCATCCCTGAAATCATTGCCG